ATGATGAAATTTAAAGTCTTACTCTTTTTGATAAGCTTATTTGAGGGCTACCCATTACCTCTGATATTCTCTTGGGAGCAGGCTAAGCCTGTATCTCTTCTCCCATCTTGGGGGATGGGTAGCCCTTTAATAAGCTTAGCAGTCATCCCTGATGGTGGTAATGGGGCAGGCTTTGCCTGACCTCTCAAAGAATAGTGGGAGGCTGTTTAAATGTTATATGCAGGTGTAGATGTTAGCAAGGACAAGGTTAGTGTGGCAGTTTTAACAAGCGGAGGGACAAAGCTAACAGGCGGAGACTTTGACATCACAACGGAAGGGCTAAGACTTTTGGAACTGACTTTGAAAAATCTAAAGGACGAGATAAGTATGTTTATTGAACAGACAGGGACTTATTCAATGCCTGTAATCCTCTATCTAATGGAAAGGGTGGAAGGGTTAAGGATTTACTTAGTGGATGGTCTGAACTTCAACAGGTTTATAAAGCTTGAAGGAAGGAAAAAGCAGGACAAGGCAGACGCAGTCAGTTTAGCAGAATATGGAAGGCGAGGACTACCAGCAAGGCTAATAACGGACAAGGACATAAAGGCATATGGATTAAAGGTTCTAATAAGCCAGAGGGAACACTTGCTGAAGGTAAAAAACCAAATGGAGAACAGACTAAGGCAACTTATAGAGACAATATTTCCAGACAGTAAGACACTAAGCAAGCAAGTTTTTTGGTCAGAGATAAGGAAGGGAAGGGCTATACTTGATTGGAAAAGCCTAACGGAGAAGGCAGAAGTCTTATCCACCATCCTAAGGGAAAGGAAAATATGGCTGGAGATAGTCCATAGCTTGGAGGAGACGGAAAGGGAGATAAACGCATTCTTAAGGGCACACTATCCTGAGGATGTGGAAATTCTGAAAAGCTTTGGGTTCTCAGAGACAACCATAGCATACTTCATAAGTGTTTATGTGGATATAGGAAGGTTCAAGGATGTTAAGGCTTTCAAAAGTTATATGGGCTTGGGTTTGAGAATATACCAGTCAGGGAAAAAGGAGAAAAACGTAGTCAATAGCTACACCAACAAATACATAAGGAAACTGCTTTATATGTATGTAATCCAAGCGGTAAGGGAAAGAAGCAACCACAGGAGGGTTAAAGACTACTACCTTAGGCAAGTAGAAAAAAGCGGAAGCAAAAAGAAGGCAATAATAAAGACTGCTGGAAAGGTCATTGAATGGGTTTATTACTGTCTCAAACATAAAGAAACCTTCAAATGGGAGACTAACTATGAAACACAACAGGAAGACCTTAGCCAAGTTAATAGCGAACAGGCTTAAGATTAAAGAGGAAACGGTGGAAAGGGTGATAAAGGAGTTTGTGGAAACGGTGCGGGAGGAAGTCAGAAAGGGAGGAGTAATTGAAATCCGAGGGCTTGCAAGCTGGAGAAAGAACCAAAAAGGAAAAGTGAAGGTTAAAAACTTCATAAAGGAGGGTTAAAGATGGCGTGGATGGACTTTAAACACATCCCAGCCAAGCAGGTTATGATTGCCAAGGTTATTGAAGTGTTAGAGGAAGTGGAGCCGAACCTGTGGAAGGTCAGAGTAGAACACAACTGGATAGGAATTCCTGAGATTATAGAGATAGCAGGAGAAAGACCACAAGAGGGAGAGATATTAGACCTTTACCCAGTGCCATACGAACAATGGAAAGAATGGACACAAGAAAAATAAAGGAGGCAAAAGAGATGCGTAAGGAAAGACTTTATGAAGCAATTCAAAAGGTATTAGAGATTGACCCTGACAATATCACGGTCAGAACGCTTGAGTGGAAAATAACAGTCCTAACCCTCATAAGAGACCTTTTTTATGAAGAGAAAATAGAAGAAGTCATAGACACCATAGAAGACTGGGCAGAGTGGAGAAAAAAGAATGTTGAAAAAGGTTTGCCAGACAAACTGTGGGAGATAAAAAAAGAAACATGGTTATTAAGGGCGGAAAGGCGAGGTTGGGATTACATAGCCACTGCGGTAGTAAGAGACTTTGCAAATGAGATAGCATTAATCACCTACAACGGAAACCTTGAGAAAATAGCAAAGATATACAACTTAGTTGCCTTAGCCCTCAAGAAGGACAAGGAGAGCACATTGAGATTACTAATAGCTTTTATGGACTACTTCTATGGAGACATAGAAGCCCTAATATTCAAATTAGAGAGAATACTGGACACTCAGGAAGAGGAAAAACAATGGAAAGAATGGACACCAGGACAATAAAGGAACAACTTAGGGAAATAGAGGAAGAACTGAAAAGGGAAGTCCTCAGGCTGTGCGAAGAGCTTGGAATTAGAGACAAAACCTTAAGGAACTTTGAATACAAGACAATAAGCCTGTGCATGCTTGAAATCCGAAAAGAAAACGGAAACATATACAGATACCAACAACTGAAGGGAGAACTGGAAAGGAGCAAAACCATAACCATAAACAACTGGAGACACGAGGAAACACCATTTAGGACACTGAACAGGCTTATTAACCTTTACAGGGCAACCAAGGGCGTAATGAAAGCCAACGAATACCTAAAAAGGGAACCATGTTAATTTCTCACGGGCGGACTAAAAGAAGGAAAGCCCAGAAGAGAATAGCAAGGGACATAACAAACAACCAAAGCCAAAAGGCAAAGGGAACAGGAGAAGGTCTATACTGCCCTGGAGGAGATTGCCCAAAAGAGGAAGGAACCAGAGGAGAATTCTTAACATCCTCAGGGTCTGGCAGTTTAGAATGCTGAACCTCTTCCGAGGACTTCCTTTCCTTCCTCATATAGTCCCTATCATACAGTCCCATGGCAAACCCTCAACTTAGGGTGAAATTTTAAACCCTTAAATTATAACCTGTAGTCAAGTTTAAAATTAGGTGATAAGTAATACAAGCCCACAGGCAGGCACGCTGACGCACTGCCACTGCCCTGCTTACCCTAAAGATTTCAAAAAAGAAAGTAGGGCGCAGGGTATCGTAGGAAAGGGTAGGGACCTCAAGAGTAGCTCCTCACCAAGCCCGCCTCGCAAACTATGGCTGGCTGGCTGGCTTTAGCTTACTTGCTATGGAATTTCCACAACCTTAACAGAAGGCTTTAAAACATCCTCAGAGCTGGCGGGCTGGCGGGCGGAAGGGCGGGCAACTTCAATAACGATATAGCCATAGCCACCAACGGAACCACCAACGGGAGGAGAAGCAGAAGGAGAGGAAGGAAAGGAAGAAGACCCAAAGGAAGCAGAGGGATAAGAGTAAGAGGAAGGGTAGGAATAGGAAGGAGAGGAACCAGAAAAGGAGGAAGGAGGAGAGGAACCAGAGGAACCAGAGGGAGAGGGAGAGCCAAAGAAAGAAGGTCTTTTTTCATTCCTTACTTCTTTCTCCTGAGCCTGTTTCTCCTGAGACTGAACATTAGGCTTGGGAATTATTCCACCGTGGGCTTTAACATAAGAACCCAGCTGAACGATAGCAAAGAGGGCGACCGCAAGGGCAACAAAAAGCATAACGGGAGGCTTACCCTTAACTCCTTTCATGTGTTCAACAAGGGCGGAACGATAAAGGGCAAAGATTTTAGGGTCATACTTGATTACGGTCTTCTTTACGGGAACACCACCGATTATGGTCTTCAAAACTGCCATATTGGAAATGCCAAAAATACGGAGACTTACAAGGCGAAGCTCAATCTCAACAAGGTTTCTTATGGCTTTGTTTATTCTCTGTATGCTTTGGGTGATGATGTAGAAGTCAAGTCCAAGGTGTCTATGATAGTCAAAGAAGAACTTTTGAAGCTGAGTTAAGTCCGTGTCCTCGTCAATGATGGACTGGAACTCATCCAGATAGAAGATGACCTTTCTATAGCCCAGCTCACCAAAGAGATTAGGGAGTATAAACCTTTTCCAGTAATCCACATTGAGGATAGTAAGAAAGGCATTCCTGTAATTGCCATCGTAATGTAGATTGCAAAAGGAGAGGGCAGTAGCGAGGAACTCATCCAAAGTCCAAAGGTTATTAACCTCCTTGCCAAGGTAAAAGGAAAGCTTAGCCTTGTCCAAGCCGTCAATATTGGAAACAACAAGGTTAGTATCCTTTTTTAGGTCTTCCACAATCCTTTTAACCGCATAATAAGACTTTCCAGCACCAGGGCTTCCCGTTATAAACACTATAGCCATCTTAAACCTCCTTAAACCCTGAAGAAAGGAATAAGGCTAAGGACAAGCCTAACAGTTAAGGCTGTTCCCAATATGCCTATAGCCTGAGGAATGCCAGAATTGGCAAGGAACCAGTTATCAATGGTAAGGGAAGCCAGAGGAGATATAGGGATAGACAAAGCAGAAAGCAAGGAAAGGATAAAGGAAAAAATGCCCTGAAGCAGAGAAACAAAAAAACAATACAAAACACACAT